GATAGAAAAACAAGAACGACCATTATGTTTCCAAATTTCGTCTTTCACCTGTTCCAATAAAAAAGAAGAACAGGAAAAAGTTAGACCATCGTAGGTGAAATTCCTACTATTGATTTTACATTTTTTTTATTTTTTTTATGCCGTTAAACTCGGCGTTTTAAATGTCTAAAGGTGTAATATAGTTGTGTTTTTACATTTTTCTTTAATTTCTTCATTTTTCATAGGATTATCAACACCATATTTCTTGATATTTGTTTCTATTATTTTTGCTTTACCATTTTCTTTACTACAATCTTGACAAAAACCATTAATTTTTAATAATTCTCTAAATGGTTTTATAAAATTATTTTTACAGCAATTATTTTTACAAATACCTTCAATTTCACTATCTCTATTTATAAATTTATCTGAATAATCATGAACTAACAAAATATTATTTTTATCACAAAAATCCATTAACATATTTATATCATATTTAACTTTTGCTTCTTTTATTTTATTACTGGCAATATTATCCATACAAGATTTACAATATGCTCCTGTTTTAACTAATTGTCTAAAATTTTTACTGATTTTGATAAAACATTCAATACACTTTGCTTCAATGTAACTTTCTCTATTTACATCTATATTATTATAATCATTTATAAGTGATATATTATTTTCATTACAATATGTTAATAATGCGGTAGAATTATACTTCATACTTATTATTATAGTTATATGTTTAAGTTATGTTAATAAAATTTATTTTTATTAAAATATTAAAAATTTTCTTACCATAAATGGTCTAAAATCCACCAGGAAATTTAACTAACCCAGCTCCAATACCAAAACCTGCTCCTGTGCGTGCACTTACACCCATAGAAGGAATATAGGTGTCAAGAATACTGAATGTAGCAGCAGCAGTTAGAGCAATTAAAATAATTTCTTCAACATTTAAAGAACGTTTAGGAATAGCATAGGCAGCAATAGCTACCATTAAACCTTCAACCAGATATTTGATAATTCTTTTAACAAGTTCAGCAACGTTAATAAGACCGTTCATTTATATTAAATAAAAAGAAAAAAATATAAAAATATATATATATTGCGCTAAAACACTTAAAAATAAATAAATAATCTATTTAAATGAATCATTCTAAAGAAAAGATTTCAAACAAAAATGGATTTGAAAGAAAACAAACAAATGGAAAAGTAAATCCTAAATATGTTGACTTATTAGAGGAAGATAAACCTATTGCTGGACAAAAATTTGTTTGTGTTTCTTTTTGTTCTCCTGAAAAAATTCTAAAAGAAAAACAAATATTTTATTTTGAAGAATTCCTAAAGAAATGGGATTTTAATAAATCAATGGAAAAATTTGTTCAATTCATAAATTTTGTTTCATATAAATATAATATTTCTTTTGATGATGTATCGAATGATTTTAAGGACTTTGTAAAAGAAGAACGCGAAACATTATCAACATCAAGTATGGATGATGAGTTTAAAACTTTTATTGATAATAATGAAGAAAAACTTCAAAAGCAATTTGATATTGGACATAACTTTCAAACAAATACTAGAGGAGTTAAAATTCGTGGTTCTTATCCTACCCAAGAAGAAGCTGAATTAAGATGTAAAATGTTGAGAGAAATTGATCCTAACCATGATATTTTGGTTGGACCTGTTGGTATGTGGATGCCTTGGGATCCTGAAGCTTATAAGACTGGACGTGTCGAATATTTGGAAGAAGAACTAAATCAATTAATGAGCGAAAAAAATAAGAATGAGTCTAATGCTAAATCTGCTTTCGAACAACGCGTAAAAGAATCAAAACAAAAGGCAATTGAAGAAAATATTAAATCTGCTGAAAAATCTGGTAATACATTAACGCAAACAATTGATGAAGAAGGAAATCTAATTGGCGTAAACAATATAAACACTCAAGAATTAGCATTGAAGGAGCAAGAAAATATTTCATCTGCTGATATATGTATGGAGTTATTTGAAGGTGACAATATTGTTGTTGGTAAAACCGATAATGGGCAAAGTGAATTAAAATCAGGACCTTTTGCTAAGAAAGATTCTATGGAACAAGTAAATTAAATTATCTAAAAAATTAAACTTATTTAAAGTTAATTTAATAATATAACTATTATGAAAATTTGTTATATTATTTCAACATGTGATAAATACCTTGATACCAGAGTTAAATATCAAATGGAAACTATGTTTAAAAATGTAAATAAAGATGATATTTATTATCTTACGTCAAAATCAGACATAGAGAAAAGACAATTTGGGTGGTATTCTATGGATGATGCTCAAAATATAACATGGAAATATATTAATTTTATTTATAATATGAATATTCCTAATTATGATTGGTATATTTTTATTGATGATGATACATTTGTATTTGAAAATAGACTTAAAAAATTATTAAATAACTATGACTCAAATGAAAATTTTTATATAGGAAAAGAATTAGATCATATTAAAGATGAATTTTGTTTATATATGTCAGGTGGTGCTGGTTATGCTTTATCAAACATATTATATGCTAATATTGTTGATTATATAAAAAAAATTGGTAAAAATGAAGCTTATTATCCATTAATTAATTTAAAAGAACAATTTTGTGATGATTTATGTATTGGTTTATGGATTCAAGAAATTTCTAAAAATACTAAAGTACAACAACTTAATAATAATCTATTTAATTTACATGAACATACAAATGAAAAACAGTTAACCGATGCTATTACATTTCATAAAGTTATAACAATGGAACAATATTTATTTTATTCATCTATTGAAGATAATAGTATTATACAAGAAAATGTAGAACAAACTAATTATGATACTGTTTTTGTATTGATAACAGATTTTACATATTTTAATAAGGCAAAAAGAACTATTATTGATTTAAGAAGTAAAGGAAAATGGAATGGTCAAATTATTTTAGTAACGATAGATTTTGATTTAAATTCTAATTTTAAGGATTTTTACAATGTTATTGAAGTTAAATTTTCAAAGATAGATAAATCACAATTACTTGACAAAATTAGCAATGAAGGATTTATTGATACCACTGATAAGAGAGAAATTACTAAGTTGAATCAATGGGAAAAATTACATGTATTTGACGACTATTTTTCAAAATGGTCCAGAGTTGTATATTTAGATGCTGGATTACGTGTATTAGATGATGTCAAATATTTATTAGTTCTTGATTATAAGGGTAAATTATTAGCTCCAAAAGATGGTAAATTATATGATCATCAAACATTTAATTGTCAATTAAGTTATGATAAACCAGAGTTAATTGACTCGTTAAAAACTGAGTTTGGAGAACAAATTTTAACATCAAATTATATGCTTAATTGTATATGGATATATGATACAAATATATTACAAATATGTAATAAAAATCAACTGATTGAAGCTATGAATAAATATACATTTTGTAAAACAAATGAAATGGGAATAATGAACATATTATTTCATTTTAAATATAATTTATGGGAAAGATTACCATTAAAGGCTTCAAATGGTAAAATACTTTTTGATTGGTGTGAATATAATAACCCTGGAACAAAGTGGAATGATTATTGTTTTATAAAATATCCTGCTACTATTTCATTTGATGATTGTTAAAAAAATTGAATTAATTTTATTATTTATAATAATTATTAAATAATAAAAAATAATAAATAAAATGAATATCAATTAAAAAAATTTGATAAGGTATCATTTGAACTGAATGATGAATTACAAGAAATAATATATAATGAATTAAAAGAAGCGCAAGGTTTTGATTCACTATTTCATTTATCAAAAACATCACATTATCATTATTTTCATGTAAAACTTCTTCCATTTTCATATAATATTCATGAATTTCTCCCGCTTTTTTGGTTTGAGCTTTCAAACATAATGACTTGAAACATTTTATCGTTAATAATATTGTTTGTTTATTTTGTCCGCCATTTTGTTTGACAGTAGGTTCTTTTTCAGAAACCGCTTTCCCGTCAGAGAAAGCGGTTGTGTTAGTTGAAGTTGCTCCTCCAACTTGAGGAGCGGTTTTGTAATCTATATCTAACTTAAAATATTTCTCTAGGCATTCTTTTGCTCTAATTTTTTGACTAAAACCTAACCATTTCCATATGTCATCTAAATCAACTACAAAATCTATATTTTTATCATAATTTAAGTAGCAATAAAAACTACTTACAAATAATTGTGATTCAAAATCAGTAAAATTATCCTTAATTTTATTTATTAATTTGTTATTATAAGCGTTTGACAGTTTAGAGATTGGGTTTTTCTCTATGAGTTCTACGATGTTAAGTTCTTGCATCTTATTATATACTTTATAATAGGATACTCTTATATTGATCTAAACTGCTTATATATTTTGAAAACGCTTTTTATAAAAGCATTGTTTTCTATTTTTGATACACTTTTTTGAAAAGTATTACCATTTTGTTGATTTTTTTACTGTAATTCTTGGTCCTGCTCCTTTTTTCTTACTCTTTGTTGGATCATAATGCTCTTCTTCATCTTCATCTGGCATTCCCTTAGATAACTCCCAGAATTCTTTCGAACCTAACCTAAAATCACCATGATTATCAGCTTTATAATAAAAAACTTGGTCATTTAGTTTATTAGATTTTGAATTATTATTAATAACTAAGCACTCATAATTTTCAGTACATTGATCCATTACTTGACAAAAGGCTTCAAAAGTTGGAAACATACCAGCATAATTTTCATATATTCTTTTTCTATTCGCAATGTAATTTTCTCTTAAAATAAAAACATAATCTATATTGGTTCTAAGTGTGGGAGGAATACCTAATGGATATTGCATTGTGATAACTAACATGACCTTCCAATGTCTTCCGTTCATAAATAAAAGACGCATCATTTTATCACGTGCCCAAGTATTATCATATAAACAATCATCTAATATAACAAATGCACGAGGATCTATTGTTGTCCTTTTATAAGTCTCCATTTCCTTCTTAATTTGCTTCAAAACTGTCCGCTGTCTTTTTAAAACGTTTTCTATAATAGCTGTATTATATTCATTATGAACAAATAATTTTGGCACCATTTTACCATAAAATCCATTTCCTTCTTCTGTACCAGATATAACAGTACCAATAGGAATAGCTTGTTGATAATAAAGTAGATCTCTTACCAAGAATGATTTGCCAGTATCTCTCTTTCCAATTAAAACAACGACAGGACCTTTATTCTCATCAGGTTTAAAGCTTATACTTTTCATATCAAATTTCTTCAATTCTAGCGTCATTATTAAAGAATATAGAAATTATTTTTTAAACTTTTTAACGCAACAAAGAGAGAAAACATGAAATATAAATTTATATAATAGCGTTAACAATAAGTTAAAAATACAGTAAATTTATATATTAATTAGCTAAAAGAATGATAAACGTAAACTATCAAAAAAGAAAGAATACTGAACTTTTTAAAAGTTTAGAGAAACCTGAATTACTGTTTCTCTCAAATGCGCAAAATTATATACCTATTTACAAAAAATTTTTTACATTAAATGAAACAAACTATAACAGTATTAATTTTAATAATAAATGGTATATTTCAAATATTAATAACTCTAGTGAAGAAGATTTTCATTTATATAATTGTAGACTTAAAAATGTCAATAATTGTAAGGTTAAGGATAAGGAAGTTTTTTTTAAAATGGCTCCGTTGTTAGACCCATTTAAATATTTAATAGGTAAATATAATATTCTTGATAAAAAATTGTTTTCCTTACCTAAAATAAACTCAACTGAATTAGATTGTCACACTAAGTTTATTGATGAAAACAATTCTGCTTATGTTGATGGATTATTTTTATATTTATCAAGTAACTTAATACATACACACGGTTTTTATCATGGGGTAGATTATTATGGTTCTTTTTTAGGTATAAAAAATGATTTTATTTTAAATGTATTCGATGATATTGATTACTTGAATAATTCAGATTATTTTAATAAAAATAAAAATGTTTTATTTAAAATTGATAATTATGAACATTTATTTCAAGATGAAAATACTATCCTTAAACCAATTATAATAGATCATAATATTAGTGCCAAATCTCAGTTGTCAATTAAATCTTTTGATAATGAGTTATTTGAAAATGTATTTAATGAAAATATATCACTCTTACAAACAGATTTAATTGATTTAACTAATATTGAAACTTTGAATCAAAAAGAAACTATCCAAAATATCACGTTAAAATCAAATTCTACTTGTTCGTCACGTTCTTCATATACTGATAATGGTAATGAAGATAATGACGATTGTGATAATTGTGGAGAAATAGTAAACTTAAATAGTGATGAAAATGAATATATAGAAGATGAAGATGAAGATGAAGAAGATCATGAGGATGACGATGGTTCTTTAGAAGAAGAGAAAATAAATGTAACGATACCGCAATTTCCAGTTCAAGTTATTGGAATGGAATTTTGTGAAACTACATTTGATGATTTAATTTTAAATAGTGAATTAACTGAAGAAGAATGGTTTTCAGCTTTTATGCAAATTATTATGATTCTAATTACATACCAAAAAGCGTTTAATTTTACACATAATGATTTACATACTAATAATGTTATGTATAATGAAACTGATAAGAAGTATATTTATTATTGTTATAAAAAAAAATATTATAAGGTTCCAACATTTGGACGCATATTTAAGATAATTGATTTTGGTAGAAGTATTTTTAAATTTGATAGCAAACTATTTTGCAGTGATAGTTTTCATATAGGTGGTGATGCGGCAACTCAATACAATACAGAACCGTATTTAAATGAAAAGAAACCTAGATTAGAACCAAATTATAGTTTTGATTTATGCCGTCTTGCTTGCTCAATATTTGATTATGTTATTGAAGATTTTGATGAAATTAAAGATTTAAGTAAATGTAAAGATAATGTAAAACGTTTAATAGTTGAATGGTGTTTAGATGATAAAGGGATTAATATGTTATATAAAGGTACAGGTGTTGATAGATATCCTGATTTTAAATTATATAAAATGATAGCACGATGTGTTCATAACCATACACCACAAGCACAATTAGAAAGACCTGAATTCAACGCATATTCTATTTTTAAAGATAAAATCCCATTAGATGTAATAAACATTGATAATATTCCTTCATATATTTAGAAAAATAGTTATTTTTTTCTGTATAGCTTCATAATACAATAATATTTTAATATATTATGAACTCTTTTGGATTTATTATTACAAGACATGTTAATTCTGAAATAACTAATAAATATTGGAATCGTTCTATAAAATTATTAAAACTATTTTATCCAAATAAAAAAATTGTTATAATTGATGATAATAGTGATATTAATTTTTTAAAACCAGATTTTGATTATAATAACATTGAAATAATTCAATCGGAATTTCCAGGCTCTGGGGAATTATTACCTTATTATTACTTTATTAAAAATAAATTTTTTGAAAATGCTATAATATTACATGACAGTGTATTTTTTCATAAGCGTATTAACTTTGAAATATTAAATGGTGTAAAGGTATTACCATTATGGTTTTTTAATAAAGATACAGAAAATTTATCAAATACATTAAAAATAATAGAAAAACTTAAAAATAATATTATTATTAAAAATAAATTAGAGATTAACTCAAATACTATGTTTAGTTTAACTGAATCTAAATGGTATGGTTGTTTTGGATGTCAATCATATATAAACCATCATTTTCTTTTATTTATTGAACAAAAATATAATATATCATCTCTAACAAAAATTATTAAAAATAGAGCTGATAGATGTTGTTTAGAGAGAATTATAGGTTGTATATTTTACACAGAATCTCCTAAAATTATTACAACAAAATCTATATTAGGTGACATAATGACTTATCATTTATGGGGTAAATATAATTATAATATGTATGATAATGACTTTAAAAGAGGTACCATACCTAGAGGAGTTATAAAGGTTTGGTCAGGGAGATAACTTTCTTTAAGTAGGAATTTCAATTTATTATTTTAAGGTTCTTTAAGTAGGAATTTCAATTTATTATATAAAAGTGTAAAAAAAGTGTTGGGAAAGTTTTTATAGATTTGAAAAATGGACATTTTTTTTGTCCAATTTTGAAAACCTTGGATATTTTATGGCAAAAAATTTAAATTTCGCTGCATAAACTATTTTTAGCATGTGGTGACCAAAAAAATAATTATATTTTTGTTATGATAAATTTTTTATTATTTTTAAAAATAATGATTTAGGAGTTTTTTCTATTAGGATTATATACTAATGAATCCTAATAAAATTACATCAATTTTACATCAAAAATTTATGTGTATTAATTGTGACTTTAAATGCTCTAAAAAAGGTGATTTTAATAGACACTTATTAACCTATAAACATAAAATCCTAACAAATCCTAATGAAATTACATCAAATTACATCAAACATACTTATACATGTGATTGTGGTAAATTGTATAAACACGCGTCTTCATTATGCTCACATAAAAATAAATGTATCTATAAAAAAGAATATTCTGAATATAAGCCTATAATTACGACTGAATTAATAATGGAGTTAATTAATGACAACAAAGATATGAAAAGTATAATAATGGAACAAAATAATACAATTACAACATTAGTTAAAAATGGTATAACAAATAATTCTCATAATATAACTAATTCAAATAATAAAACATTTAATCTACAATTCTTTTTAAATGAAACGTGTAAAAATGCTATGAATATTATGGATTTTGTTGATTCAATTAAATTAGAATTATCAGATTTGGTAAATGTCGGTAAATTAGGATATGTAGAAGGTATTTCTAATATTATTACAACAAACCTAAAAGCATTGGATATTACTCAAAGACCAATACATTGCGCTGATAAAAAAAGAGAAGTAATATATGTAAAAGATGAAGATAAATGGGAAAAAGAAGATGAAGAAAAGAGAAAAATTAAAAAAGCGATACATAGAGTAGCTTGTAAAAATCAAAGATTAATACCAAAATTTAAAGAAGAACATCCTGATTGTTTAAAAGCATCCTCAAATTTTTCAGATCAATATAATAAAATTATTGTTGAATCAATGGGAGGTTCTGGTGATAATGATAAAGAAAAAGAAGAAAAAATAATAAAAAATATATCAAAAAATGTAATAATTGAAAAAGAGTAATTTTATAAGATATAATTAAAATATTAAGACATAATTAAAATATTAATTATATGTATAATAAATGCCAACAACTTATTTAATAACTAGTAGTAAAATTGTAACTTTTTTACACCTCACACTTAAACAGAATGGTGGTAATAGTAGTTCAGAAGATATAGGCAATGGATTAAAAAAATATACAATATACGTTCCTGATTCATATGATCCTCGTTATACTTATGATGGAGTTGATGATCATACAGTTAACTTGTACTCAACAAGGTATACTAGTGATTACGCGGGAGTTAATTGGAAATATTCCCCTCTTGCAGATTTAATCTTTCAACATCCATCTTATTGGAGAAGGGGTATTAACAATTTGTTTATGTTAGTTGTAAAAGGAACAAATATGGTGAAAACTCCTATTATAACTAATTTTTATATTCCAACACAAACATT